GATACCTGAGAACAGGTCGAGTACATTCATAGTCTTGTATTCCTTTTTGTTTAAAAGTCGTCCGAATGGACTAATGGGCTATCGTCTTCTGGAAGTAGTTCAGGATCACTGCCCTGCACCATGCGCCCTGTGTCCTCATCAAAGAGGAGGTAGTCGGCTGCGCCAGTGCGTCCGGTATAGCGACACTTAAGAACCGTAATGAGGCTAGTGTTCCTAGCGACATCATTGAGTTCCTGTTGGTTTCTGCTTAGTGCAAAAACTGAATTAGACAGTTGTTTAATACCACCAGAACCACGGAGATCGTCAAGATTCGGTACATAACCTTCCTCAAAACTTCTTCCTTGGGGGGCTTTTTTGAGGTGGACAATAAGACCAATATAAATCCCAAGCTCAACAGTAAGAGATTTAAGATTGTGCATAATGCTATCAATGATTCTTCGCTCATCACCCTCTCCTCCTAAACCTGATACCAGGATGTTTAAATGATCAATCCAGATAATCTTGCAATCCAGACCATGTGCGAAATATCGGATCTTGTTGTACAAGTCACCCTCATCAAGACTGCCAAAGGCATCATAGAGATTAAGCCTAAAGTTCCCTTCGGAATCTGTTGCTCCAAAGGTCTGCGCGTAGGCTACAGCTAGATCAGCCTCAGTGACCTGCTCACGGATGTTCGGAAGGTTTAACCGCTTACCCATATGGATACCCATGAGACCTTCAGCGGTGTCCTCAAGCGTTTCTTCAAGATGGATTAGGGCTTGGTTAAAGCCTGTCGTTTCATGGAAGTGGTGCTGCAACTGCTTGATGATAGTTGTCTTGCCCATGCCAGAGCCTGATGTGAAAGTGTCCAGCTCACCTAAGCGAATGCCAAAGGTTTTCTGATTCATTTTTCCCATAAAATCTGGATAAGCGTAACTGGTTACAGATGGTCTGTTGATCAGCCGTTCCCAGATTGCTTCACCATTGACAATTCCATCTGGTGCAAACTCCTTTGCTCCCCATATGGCATCTGTGAGTTCAGCTACTCGCCCTGCCTGAAGCATCTCATTGGCATCCTTAAGTGGAAGCCTAGCGATCTTAGCCCTGCGGGGTGGTAGGAGTGCTGCACAGGCTTTAGCTGCCTCCATGCCTGGTTGGTCATTGTCAAAGCAGAAGGTTATGGTCTCAAAGCCAAGAAGCCACTCAAGAGATTTCTTGATGGCCTTGGTTGCTCCCTGTGCGCCATTGGGTACGGACACCACAGGCCACTTGTTGTTAAAGCAGCCCTGGCTTATGCTTAATGCATCCAACTCACCCTCACAGATAACTACCTGTTTACCCTTATCTCGCCAGAGCCACTCACCGTATAGTCCGGCTGCTTTAGTGTCCCCAAGAAATGTAAAGGTTTTATCAGGATAGCGGATCTTCTGGGCTACTGTCGTACCGCTGGGATTCTTATAGTTGGCAACTTGACAGGTCACGCTTTTGTGCTTTGAGACTGTGTAGTCCCACTTCTTGCAAGTCTGTTCGGACAGCTTACGCTTTGCTAAGGCTTGTGCATTCCCTTTATGAATAAGGTCTGGGTTGGTTATTTCATCCATGAATAGTTCAGTGTCCTCACCATCTTCCGGTGGTACATTTACACCACAAGAAAAGCAGTGGCCCCAATCACGATCATTGATGCTGTACGCATCTGAGCTATCGCACTTTGGACAGGGTAAGCGCGTTGCTACCCATCCTTCACTTGATTCCACCATTCTGATACCTCAAAGTTTGGACATGTTTTATGACTGTCGAGATCTGTATGACCAACCACAGAGGCATTAGGAAACATCCGTGTCAATGTGGTGGTCAGGGCATCAAGGGTGTCGAACTGAGGCTGCGTGTAGTTCACATCAACCTCGCCTTCTTCATCCAATCCACCCACCAGACAGATACCTACTGAGCTGTTGTTGAAGGAGCGAACATGCGCCCCTACAGCATCCCAGTTACGCCCTACTTCAATGGTTCCATCACGCCTGATGACGTAGTGGTAGCCAATCCCTAGCCACCCCCTACGCCTGTGCCATTGATCAATTTCCTTTCGCCCTATGTCCATGCTGGGTTTTGTAGCGGCACAGTGGATCACGATGAAGTCCGTTTTATTCCGTGTTTTCATTCTGTCCACTCCTCCGGAACAAGGGCTTCACACCATTGGTAGTCGTACTTCTTGCACCACTCAATGTTGGTCATCTTTGACCCCTGGACTTTTCCCTTGGCGTTCTGAAAGAGCATCCTGAAGTCCTTGTCTGGATGCTGCGCTTTCAAATTCCTCATCTTGCGTTGGTCTTCTGATTTGAAGTAGCCCTTGGCTTCAACATAGATCCCATTAGGTAGTTGAAAGTCGGGCTTGTAGTTACGAATGACCTTGTACTCAATCCTTTCGTCTTCATAGCGGAACTTGACGCCCCGCTTATTGAGATCACTGGCTACTCGTTCTTCCAGTTTTGATCGGTACTTGTTGGCATCAGAAGTCGATGTCGTCAAGCTCATCGAATGGTGCTTCTTCGCTGGTGTTACTTGCGTCCGTTTGCGTTGCTTCATATCCTTCCTCTTCACTGAATCCGTATGACTCAGCTCCACCGCCTACTTGATATTCTTGTAGGTCAATGATCTGAACAGCCTTCATTCGGAGACTCAGCGATACTTGTTTGGTAGATGCCATCATGTAAGGGATGGGTTCAAAGGCCACTTTGATCTTTGAGCCATTACCGACACTGATGTCATCCGTAAGTGGTTTACCCTTGGCATCATAAAGAGCTGGTTTCTGCGAGAATGAAGAGCCATCCTTGCAGTTCACGAGGGCTTTCAGTTTAAATTTGAACTCAAGCTCTCCGGTCTCATTACCTTCGTCATCCAACACTTCTTGATAAGGTGGGCGTTTGGTCAACTTGGTTTTGAGTTTAGGATTACGCTTGACTTCTTTTGCAAATGCCATGTCCACCAGCTTGTCTAACTGAGATGTCAGAGCCTCTGCTGCGTCTTCACGTATCAGTAGATTCACCTTATACTCACCATCTGCATTGAATTTGGTGTCGGGAGTGATCAACTTAGCCCAGTTCGCAGAGCCAGCGGGTGTTGTGATTTTCTGTAGTGTTGCCATTTTGTGAATACTCGTTTGGTTTAATTGTTTAAATTGAATACTTGCGTTCAATTGCTGATACGTCATATCCTTCATTCAGTAAGTCAGCAATCAGATCACATGGTAGAGGATTTCCCTCTCGTAGAATTGATATTGCTCGTTCAAGCATTGTCCTTTCCCCTTTAAAACGGTTTTGTTGGCTTATGGGTACGTTCTTTGATTTGTAACGTTACAGTTATAAGGTTAAGCGAAAAAGTAATCAGACTTTAAAACAGTCGAAAGATCCAGATCACCACGCGCTGGGGGTTCAGGGACTTCATCAACTACCTCAAGGGCTGCATTACGGAACTGATCAAGTACGTCATGCTCGTTGTACATCTGGTAGAAGCTAGTCCTAATGGCATCCTGGAGCTTTCCAGCATTACACGCATGAGTGCCAAAGCTGTCGTGTATCATCCAGTAGTCAGTGATGCCCTCTTCCCTTGCTTTTAAGATGCAGAGCATCATGGCTGATGAGTCCATACTGTGAACAAAGTTAGGGCTGGCCCCATTCGCATTACGGTGTTTGTCAATCTTGTTGTAATTGGGCATCTTGTCCCTTGGGCGTAGGATTGACCCGTCAATGTGTGTCTGGATACGCATCACTTTATAGTTGGGGTACTGTTGAAATACCCGAAAGCCACTTGGCGTAGTCCAGATCATGGGTAAGTTTTCCTTAGCCACCAACCTTGCAACAGATTGTATCCAAGACATACACTCCTTCGCCTTGGTCACACAGTCGCCAATAGATGACCAGACCATCTTTGCCAGGTACATGATAGCTAGTTTTAGCTCGTCAGGATTAGCAAAAGGATTGTAGACTCCCGCTTCCAACTGCTCATCCACATACTCCTGAACATAGTCTCTACATGAGAACAAAGTAGCGCCATAAACAAGCACCATTGTAGGACGCTTTGTGAGGCTCCTAGAGACACCAAAGTCTAACCAACGCTGGGCATAGGGGTGAGCCGTTTCCTCCTGCTGAAGCTTGTTCTGAACGATCCTAGCAACATCTCTGTAGATGTCCTCAGGGACTTCTTGAGGAATGATGTTGGTTGCCCTGCTTCCCTCAGGATCTC